GCATCCGCAGATTGCCGGCACCAACCACCGCGTTCAGGGCGGCCATTGCTTCCTTCGCGCCGTGCGCGCCGCCGATGTTCGTTTTCATCGCGCCGGTCAGTGCGTTCGTCGTGGACTCAAGGTCTGAGCCACCGATCTTCGCGCCCTCCGCAGCGATCCGCAGCGTGTTCATCGCCTTCGCGCCGCGCTGGCCCACCGACTCGATGTGGAACAGGCCCTTCGCGAGCTCCTTCGGCACCGTGCCGACCTGCGGCGCGAGCTTCAGGACCTGCTTGGAGAGGTTGTCAACCTCCTTCTGCGACGCCCCGGCCTGCGTATGAACAAGCTCCATCGACTTCTGGAAGTCGGCGGCCATCTTGATCGTCACAGCACCGAGGGCAGCGACGGGCAGCGCAACCCGGGACATGGCATGCCCGAACGACGAGATACGGGTGCCGGCAGTGGCGATGCGCTTACCAGACGCCTCCGTAGCAGCGGCGAACCCGGCGACGTGGCCGCTAGACGCTCTGGCCTGCGCGCCGAAACGATCGAGCTGCACACCGGACGTTTGCAGCGCCCGGTTCAGCGACGCGCTGTCGCCGCTAATCACGACCCTGAGATTGCGTGCGGCCATTACTGCCCCCTCCTCATGGCCTCGGCGCGCGCCGCCGCGATCTCAGCAGCCGACTGCGGAGCCGCGGCAGGGGCCTGCGATGCCTCTTCCAGCTCCGCAACGTCAGCGCGCATAGCATTCAGCTCCTTGACCTTCACCTGGCCGACCTCCCACGGCTTGATGCCGTACACCCGGCCCATCAGCGGAGACCACAGATCCCGCTTTACTTGGCCGCCGGCGGCTTCTTCGCCGCCTTCGGAGGGCGGGGCTCAGGGTCGGGCTCCTCCAGCGCCGACAGCTTCACGTTCCCGATCGCCTCAAGCGTCACACGGGGGTCCTTGCGGCGCTTGGCGATGAACAGCAGCGACTTGAGGTTCGTCGCCAGCCCGAAGTTCGTGTCCTCGATCGGCAACCCCGACCGGGTCTCGATCAGCTCGACCTCGTCCAGTGTGAGGTCGTCGGGCGCTATCTCGTACTGCTTGCCATCGACCTTCAGCTTCAGCGTGTCGTCAGCCATCTCTCTCCCTCAGTGGTTATCTCCAGCCGGCGCGGCGAACGACGAGGTCGTAGCCGGCCAACATCTCCCTCTCGATCTGCTCTGCCTTCGCGTCGATCGCACCGCCAACGAAGTTGCGCGGACGAATATGGATCGGCGTGCCACGCGGAGCGATCGTCCCGCCGAACTCCTGCACCCCCGCGTACGGCAACTTCGACCGCACAATCCCCCGGTCACCGGAGGTCGTGCCCTGAATCGACCCGGCAAGCGCCCCGGATTTCCGGGGTGCCCGACGGGAAGCCTCTGACGCCACGACCTTCGCCGCCAGGCGCGTGACCGCCTGCACCTCCTTGAGCATCCCGCGGTCGACCTGGCGGAAGGCCGTGCGCATCTCGCGCAGACCCTCCACCCGGATAGCACCGGCCATCAGGGCAGCGTGACCTCAACTGAGGTGTAGTCGATCTGCAGCGGCGGGTTCGTGCCTCCGTCGAAGATCGAGAACGGCACGCTCAACTCGAGCACGTCCGGGCCGGCGACGTTCGGGCTATCGCCGCGGTACTGGAACTGGTCAAACGTGAACGTGATCTGGTTCTTGTACGTCGACGCGATCGTCGAGCCGACGAAGTCGAAGATCACGACCACCGGCGTCCCGTTCAAGAACCGGGTGTAATGGGTCAGGTCCGCGAACTCCAGCACCACGGTCCCGGTGACAGCCGCAAAGCCGTTGGGGATCGGCTTGAGCTTCGTGCCACCCGACCCCAGAAACCAGCGGTCGGTCTTGTACGGCTGCGACCACGTGAAGTCAAACGACTTCGCGATCCCCACACTCGAGCCGCCCATCGTGACCGTCGCCTGGGTCTGGTTCCACGACTCGATCCCGGCCGGGTATGACGCTGCTGCCAGCGTCGGGCCCGCGGGGGTTGAGATCGTGGTCAGCTCGTCCTGGGCGTCGAACGTCAACGCCGGGGACGTCAGATACCCGCCCACGGCACAGGAGAACTGCGTCGAGGTGAGCACCGACCCCGGGTACGTGTACGGATGGTCGACGCCGCCCGAGTCGGGCTTGTTGAACTGCAGTGTCGCTGAGCGGTTGGGCTGCGACGTGCCGACCAGGTGCGTCTGCTTGTACGCCGTCGTCACACCCTGCTGCACCGGCGTCACCGTCAACTGGTGCATCAGGTTCAGGATCGACCCGAACTGACGGGTCGGGATGTCCATTGCCACGGCGCCTGAGCCCTGTCGGGTCGTCTGCACGACCCGTCCTGCGGGCTGGAACGTGCGACCGGCCCGCAGGCCGACCGACTCGAGGTACGTCGGCTCACGCTTGAAGGTCTCCGAGTTGAACTCGTAGAAACGGTTGGGCGTGACTACGGTTGCGTAGGTCGTCTCCTGCGCAAGCGCAAATTGTGAGCCAAGGCCGGATGCGAGCGCCATCTAGTCCTCCTTCTTGGTCGAAGCCTGGTTGGATGCGGTCCAGCAGTCCTGCTCGAGCAGGCTGTTCGTGAACTCCGCTGGCACTTTCTGGCCGTCGATCTCGTCCGGGACACTCTCGCCCGGCAGGACGACAACACCGCGGGTCTGGCCGTCGGGCAACGGGACCAGCACTTCGACCCCGGCGCCGGACGGCCCCGTGTACTTCACGTGCTTGCTCATATTGGGACCCTCCTAGGGTCGGATGGGTTAGTCGTGGACCTGCGCCCGGCAGGTCACTTCAGCAACGATCTGCGAGACCCAGCCCTGCGATCCCTTGCCGTTGGTCTGCTTCATCGAAGTGATGCCAGCGAAGATCACGGTGGCGGCGAGCGTCACGTCCGCACGGACGGCGAGCTCGCATTCC